GCAGAGAGAGCGGAAAAGTTAGGAGCAGCAAACCAAGTGGCACTTGCTGCAGAATATCCACTGTCCATTGGATCATCTGGCGAAATCTCAATGCTGTACGTCGCAGAGCCGGTCAGGCTCGCATACAGACCAATGTTGAAGGGGTTGGTGAAGTTGTCAACAGCAACAACCGTGCTGCGACCTACACCCGTCTGAGAAACTGAAATCGGGGTCATTGTGTTTTACCTCTTAGCCTTTGCACGCGCAGCGGCCACATTATCCACCAAGTTGGGGTAAGGCCGCCCAGCGGCCCTCGCCCGCGCTTTCGCTAGATTAACCTTCTTCTTGCTCAAGTGCTTGCTTTCGTGGCCCTCTGGCAGCTCACGATCCCAAAATTCTTTCTTCATTTCCTGTCCCTCAAATACCTTTTAGATTCCTTGCTGTCTTTTGACGCAAGAAGGTAAATCCTCGCAAACTCCAACAGGGCTGGGTCGTCCATAAACAAACCCAGTCCTGAATTGCATTTGTGGCAAAGCATGCCACGAATCTCGTTAGTTTCATGATCGTGATCTACGTTCAGCTTCCCGACGTACCCGCAAATCACGCACTCCTTAACCGTCTCCAGAAGATACCTGAGTCCGTCATCGCTTATCATTTTCCGATAACGGCCCTTCCGCAGCTTCGACGTGTCTCGATAGCACTGCCTGCACCAGCTATCGAACCCGTTCAATTTTTGCTTGTGCTTTCTAAAAAACTCCTCAGTCGCCGGCTTCCGTTGCTTGCAGTTAGAGCAAGCTATCAGCATTTAACATCCCATTTCTTGAGAGCCAGATTGATACGGCTATTGGGATCGTGGGCGGTCTTGGCGGAAGTCAGTCTCGCCTTCATGCCACACATCCGCGAACGGAAATTGTCCCGACGCGCTGCAGCGGCCGGGCTGTGAGCGGCTTCCTTTGAGCTGACCGGCTTCTTGATGTTGTGGCCTTCAGCGCGGAGCGATGCGCGCCCACGCTCATTCAGGCCGCCGGCTGGGTTCTTACCTTCTTTACGAGTCCATGCACCAGACATGTTTCACTCCTCAAGGAAAAACGGGGGCACTAGGCCCCCGCTTTCCAGCAAACAAACAAACGAGGGATTAAGCCTCGCCCGGTCCGCCGTCCATTTCCATTTCCAGCTTGCGACCCTTCGGGGCAGTGCCCTTCGAGGCCGAGCTGAACGGATTGGAGTCAGAAAAAGCGCGACCGCCAGTCTTGCGGGGCTTGCGACCCGCGTGGTGCTTCTCATGCGAGCCGTGGACCTTGCCCACATGCTTGCGCTTGGCACGACCGCCGTGCTTACGCTCCTCGGCCTCGTCATTGACGTGGCTCTGGTACGTATAACGCTCGTTCTTGTGACTAAGGTCTTCAGCGGCCTCGTTGGCACCGCCGGTCGCCTTATGCTTACGACCCATCTTGTGGCCCTTCATTTCAATTCTCCTGAAGAATTAGGTGTACTGACCGTTGGTGAACGAGTTAACAGCCTGAATGTAAGACACAACGACATAGAACGTACCCGTTCCGGTGGCGCTGGATTTTACATAGACCGCAACGTCCTGAGTGCTGTTACTGTTGAGCCAGTTGTTTACCTGCGTCAGGCCGCCCGTGCCAGCCTGAGGAGACGCAGTGTACTGACCAACAGCAAGACTTGCATTCGGAATCGCGCTCACCAGTTCGTTAGAGCTGGTGGACGAGGTGCCGATGCTCAGGGTCGCTGACCCGCTGAAAGCAGCCGTCACGTACAAAAAAATGTCCGTGATGATGCTCTGCGCCGGGATAACGATGTTCGTGGCAGTGCCGCTCGTCGTGCCAGCCTGAGTCAGCGCAGTGCTAACCAGACCTGTGGACGACGAGTAAGAGGGCTGCACCATGCTGACAAAGCCAACATTCTGCGTCCCGCTGGACCCGCCGGCCCCGGCAAGAGCGCCGGAGCCGTCGGAGTTCAGCACATTGCCTGCGAGAACCGGACCCGTAAAAACTGTGCTACTCATACGAGTCTCCTTTTACGAGGTCGGGAACGTGCCCCAAATGGCGCGCCAGTTGTAGTACCCGAAGCTGTAACGCTCGTAGCCCTTGACCAGCAGGTTATCGGTGACGAAGTCAACCTGCATGTCAGTCTCGAACTTCTTACGCTCCATGTACGACAGACCGTCGATGTTGGTCAGAAGGAACCAAGCGTAGGCTGAGGTCAAGAAGTCGTTGACCATGTACCCCTCAGGCAAGCCGCCTGCGGTGGACAGGATCGCATTCACATCGTTATCCGCAGTACCCGGACGCAGTTCCGTCTTCGTCAGACGGATGGCAACCGGCTCGAGCTGCGGGGGGATGATCAGCTTACGACCGCGAGCAAACACCTTCAGGCCAGCCTGATCCTTGAAGTTCGTGCGGATGCCGATCATGGCATTCAGCAGCGTGGCTTCGTTCAGATCAACCGGAGTGGCCGACGTGTTCGAGACCGTGCCGCCATCAATCGGATGGCTTGCACTGATCAGCGACACGCCGTCACCACCGACAGCCGCGTTGTACGTGGCAGCGGTGTTCAGGATGTTCGCGCCGTAGATTTCCTTGGTCTGCTGGAAGGACTCGATCAGACCGAGGTTCGACGGGTGGAACTGAGTCTTGTACAGGTTGTCGTCGATCGCCTTGCGGGTGATCGCGTAACCCAGAGCAATTTCGTTGTGCTCTTGGTTGTACACAAAACGCTCACCAGCCGAGTTGTCGAAGGAGGTCTGACCACCTTCGGTCTTGAGCTGGGCAAGACCGAGGTAACGCATTTCAGCGGTACGCTCGAGAGCCAGCTTTGAATCATGCTTGGTGAAGATCTTGTCGTACTGAGACGGGATCATCTCGTACTTGCCTTCCACGCCACGGAGACCGGGGAGCAGAAGGTCCTTAATCGCACTAAGATTAACGGCCATTTCTATTTACTCCTTACGGGGCAGCAGTGGTGACCTTCGTCTCGACGTTGTTAAACGCCACGACGACGGTGTTGTACTGGCCAGTGGTGGGGGACGACGAACCAACCGCGGTCACAAGGCTCACAACCTTGAACGGCAGGGTCGTAACTGTGCGGTCAGCCGTGGCGGCATCGACGTAGGCACCAGAGATGCCGGTCGAGGTGTTGCCAGTGCCGTACGCGAACTGGAGGTTCTGACCGACCATCGCCTGAGTCACGCCCGAGCCGCCCGAAGACTGCACGAGGAACTGAGCGGCGGGGTCATTCACGATGTAGGCCTCAGCCTGATTCGTGCTCGCAACGTCGCTGCCCGGCCAGTAGTTGGACCAGACGGTGCGCTTCTGCGAGACGGACAGGTACTTGCAGCCCACGAAGATACCGGCCAGCGGGACAGTGCCCGGCAGCGCGCTAGTCGTGATGCCAGCCAGCGAACCATCCGAAAGATGGGCCACCGGGTCGCCGAAGAAAATGTTAGCCGTGTTGTAGTTGATCAGACCGGGAACCTGCTCATAAGTCGGAGCAGAGCCAGTGCCTGACCACTGACGGAAACCGAAAGGCGCATTGGTATTCGCCATGACGGAAATCTCCTTTTTACAGAAGTCGTCATCGCGCGCCGGGGCGAATTAGACCGATTTTTTTAGTTAAACCCTCCCACCGGGGGCGGGGTTACTGTTGTTTATACAGGGTTTTTTCACCCTGTCAAGCAAGAGAGGGGGCTTTTTGGCCCCCTCCCCCTATCTTCAGTCGTTCGGGACCGGGATGGCCTCGTAGGACTTCTTGATGCTCGTCAGGGCAGTTCCGTCGCTCCTTGTGCGCTGCATAGTGCCTTCGGGCGCGGAATTGAGCTGCGATTCCTTCTGCTTGACCTGATTGCGGGCGCGGCGCTGTTCGATCGCTCGAGCCTCTTCGGACAGCTCTGACGGGCGCTCCATCAGGATCATGCCCTTGCGCTCAATCGTTGCCACCGAGGTGCCTTCAGGCATGTACGACGGATGACGGCTAGCCGGGACAGGTTCCCAGCCCATGCGGGCCAGATGCACCTGATAGGCAGGATCTTCCTTGCCCATGACGACCTTGCGCTTCCACTCGTAGGACCAGCCCGGAGGAATGTCTCGCGGGTCGATGTAGAACTCGTCGGTTCCCTCGTCCATTGTGCCGAGGTGATTGCGGATTTCCTCCGCCCTGCGAGCTGCGCGAACTCGAGGGTCTTCCTCGCGCAGGATCGGGCGAGCCTCGCCGCGCATGTCACGGCGCAGGGAGTCCGTCTCAGCGGCCGGGATGGCAGGAGCCGCCACCACAGGCGTTTCAGGGACCGGAATGTTGGGCTTGGTACGCGGGGGGCGGCCACGCTTCTTGGGGGCCTCAGCAGCCTGAGGGGCGTCGGTATTTGAATCGTTGGTTTCCATACATTTTCCTTTGGTTATTTCAGACGACCTTCACGCTGCAACTGGAGTTTGCTCTTGGCGTACTCCTGATCTGTCATGCCCATAAGAGACGCCATCTCGCGCTCATCGGCATTCAGTCGAACCACGTTCGGACGCGACCCGGTGCCATTGCCAGAACGGCTGACAGGCGCTGCCGGCGGGGAAGTGCGGCGCTGGGTAACCTTGGCGGCCGCGTAGGACGCATCGTCATCGCTCTCAACAGGCTGCTCGCGCTTGATCCTCAGAGTAGTCTCGATTGAATCGAAATAATCGTCGGTGTCAGGCGAAATGCCGTCGGCGACTGCGAGCTGGTGAGCCGCAATCATCTTTTGGTACTTCTTGGGGTCCCGTGCGAAGTCAGGATTGCGACGAACCCAATCTGCAGACCGACTAGAGAGCTGAGAAGCCAAAGCCTCGACCGGATCTTGGCTGACGAATGCCTCGCGCTGCGGTTTCGGGGTCTTTTCCAGTACTTCCTTGCCCTGCTCAAGCTGCAATAGCTTCGCAGCATTGCTCGACATCTCCTGCTGCAGCTCTGTTTCACGATAAATGTCGCCAGATTCGCGCGCAGCACGATAATGAGCCTTCAAAATCTCATTATTTTGCTTCAGCGAGTCGATCGCATTGCTCAAGAGCGTCAGATTCGTGTCGTGCGCTTCGTTTTTTGCGACATACGCGCTCTCCGCGGCATGTTTTGCGGCCTTTTCAGCCTCAATACGCATCGAACGCTCGCGCTCAAGCTGTTCCTTGAGCGCCTTGATGCCGTCATTCGGATCAACGTCATCATTCTTGGCGGATTCGGCAGCCTTTTCTTCTTTTACAATCTCAATTTCAGGCTCTTTTGCATCCGAATCAGCCTTTTTGTCGTTGGTGCCGTCTACCTTTTCCAACTCTTCGACAGGTATTTCAAATTGTTCGTTGCTATTTTCCATGTATCTCCCCTTACCAAATCATGTCAGGGTGCGGAATGGTGCCCTTGATGTTCACGTCATCGAGCATTCGGCACAGCACGTTGTTCACGGTGATTGACCAACCGTCTGAAGGTTTGAAAACGATCCAGTCGTGGACGTTCGCCTTGAAATCCTTGAACCACTTGCCGCTATCGTCAACGAAAGCCTCTGGGCCCATGCTCAGGATGAGGCCAACCTTGGACTGATACCGATCTTCGTTCTTGGCTTGGTCTGGCAGGACGATGCCGCCCTTCGTGCGCTCGGGCCGGATGTACACGGCGCAGAGTAACTGGTTGTGGGAAATCTTGAACTTACTGATGTCCCCGATCTCTTTCAGGATTTCCTTCTTCGGGTCAACATCATGCTGCATATCCATTCAGAACCACCTCATCGTTGGGATAAAAGACTTTCAACTTCATCCAGCATTTTTAACACATCATCGTAAGCCGCGTGCCGGCCTACCTGCATCTTGTACGCTGGGAAATCATCGACGCTCAGACCAAGGGCAAGATTGTCCTTGGTCCTAGATATCTGTTCTTGAATTAGCTTTTCAAGCTCTTTGCGAAATGCTCTGTTGTAACTGTTCGTCATACCTGATCTAAAACAATGAGGGGGCTGGGTAATTCCAGCCCCCTTAACAGGGTCGGCTTACGACTCGGTGTCGTAGGCCTCGTCGCCGTATGCCTTGATCTTCTGGAGGCGACCCAACCCACCGCCGGCCCCATCCTTGAGCGGATAGGATACACGGCCTCCCGACTTGCGACCCATCATCGGCGGGGCGCCCGGAGGCATGCCACCCGGAGGCATAGCGCCCGGCCCCATCGGAGGAGCAGGCGGCGCACCAGCAGGGCCCGGAGGCGGCATCGGCGGGTTAAGGCCCTGACGCATGCCCACCGGAGCGCCCATACCACCGTCAGCAGGGCCCATTCCGCCCGGACCTGCAGGGCCTTTCGGGCCGGCTCCAATGATGATGTTGACATTCATTTTCCCCTTGGAGGCGCGACCGCCGGTCTTGCGAGCCAGACGACCACCCGTCGGGCGCGTGCCCTCGAGCGCACCGTCGCTCACCGACACCTTGCCGCCACGCTTACGGGCCTTCACGGCCGGTGCGCGAGCCTCGTTC